CCGTGTTAGGTGATTTGTGGCATGGTGCAATACATACAAGTGCTCGTGTAGCTTCTGAGGAATTAGTATGTGAGCAAATGATGCAGGCTTCGGAAATATTGGCACAGAGCATTGAGAAGTTAAGCCATTATGTAGATGAGGTCGTTGTATATGTTACCTATGGTAATCATGCGCGAACGGTGCAAAATAAAAATGATAGTATCCATAGAGATAATATGGAGCGTATTGTCCCCTGGTGGCTGGAACAACGGTTAAAGCATCTTGATAATGTTGAGATCGAACAAGATAGCGGTAGCGAGTTTTTGTTTATTACTGCCTGTGGTCATGAGATTTGTGCTGCTCATGGAGATTTGGACAATATAAAGACTTCTCCTCGTTTGCTTTCTGCTTTGTTCCAGAAGAAGATGGGTAAGGATATTGAGTATATTTTGCTTGGCGATAAACACCACAGAGAGAGTTTCGAAGAGTTGGGAGTGTCTGCAGTAATGTGCGGATCGTTGTGCGGGGCTGATGACTTTGCAAACAATAGGCGTTTATACTCTGTTCCGTCCCAATTTTTGTTAATAGTAGATCCCGAAGCGGGTATTGATGCAGAGTACAGACTTAAGGTTAGCTGATAATAATACATATTCCTCCTCTCTTAGGATATCGGTTTCTGCTGGTGTAGCTCAATTGGCAGAGCACTTGATTTGTAATCAAGGGGTTGCAGGTTCAACTCCTGTCACCAGCTCCAAGCGTATGAGCGCCGGATTGACAACCGATATAAACTATAAAGATAGTTAATATAAACTATAATATGAACTATAAATTAGAGGAGGTGTTTTGATATATCTCGTAAGACACGACAGAATAATATTACCAGTCCTGAGCTGTTAAAAAAAATAAATAAGGGCAATATGCGACTGAAAGATGATTTTCTAAACTATCTTCGATCTGTTCAGCGTAGCCCAAAGACGATATCGGGGTATTCAAACGACCTCGATATTGTATTTACATGGAATTATTTATATAACGATGACAAGGATTTTGTAAAAATATCCAAGCGCGACTGGGCCGCTTTCCAAAACTGGCTGATAAATGATAATGGCAATTCTCCCTCTCGGGTACGTAGGCTCAAAGCATCGGTTTCTTCTCTTAGTAATTATATTTCAAATATTTTGGATGATGAGGAAGAGTTTAAGGATTTTCGTCCTGCGGTCAGGAAGATCGAGAATCCGGCCATGCAGTCAGTCAGGAAGAAGACAGTGTGGGAAGACGCCGCTCTTGATGATCTTTTGGACAGGTTATTTCAAAGCGGACAAAATAAAAAGGCTTGTGCTTTAGCCTTGGCTATGTGTAGCGGCCGACGTAAGTCTGAGCTTTGTCGTTTTCGTGTAGACGATTTTAAAGACAACAACTTGGTTTGCGGGGGCGCTTTATATAAAACAAGCGAACCCATTCAAACAAAAGGTTTTGGATTGGGCAAATATATTTATTGTTATACTTTGGCAAAGAAATTTAAGCCTTATCTTGATGCGTGGTTGAATGAGCGGCGTGAAAAGGAAATTGATAGTGAATGGTTGTTTCCTGCAGCAGATGATCCTGCGAAACAAATGAGTGATACTACGCTTAACAGCTGGGCAAATACTTTTAGTAATATGACGGGTGAAGATTTTTATTGGCATAGTTTAAGACATTATTTTACAACGCATCTTGCGAAGCTTGGTTTGCCCGACAACATTATTCAGGAGATAGTGGGTTGGGAGTCCAGCGATATGGTGCGAGTTTATAAGGACATCAGCGCAGAAGAACAGATATCGAGATTCTTTGATGAAAATGGCGATATCAAAACTGACGTTGTTAAATCTGTGACTGATTTGTAATGAAAGGATGATATAAAGGGAATGAGAGTAAACAAAGATGAACTGATTGCACAGCTTAGAGAAAGATTTCATTATACTAAGGATTCGGCGACAGCAATGCTGGAAGATTTTACAACGCTTATTTTGGAAAATCTTGAAGTGGGCAATGTTGTTAGCATAAAGAATCTTGGTCAATTTAAGGTTATTGAGCGAAAGGCCAGAGTGTGTCCAAGTTTTACGCCAGGGGAAATGTATGAAGTACCCTCCCACTACATAGTGCGTTTTTATCCATATAAACAGGCAAAGCTTGCTGCAAAGAAGTGGGAGGTTATTGACAAAGAAGGTCAGGATTGATGGCTAATAATTCAAAGTTGAAAAGGCTTGAAAAGACTATTAAGCCGCCTAAAGATCCAGAGGTGTCAGCAAAAGGGCAAAACTTTTATTGTTGCTGTTGCGGCACTGCTTATAGTAGGCAAAAAGGGTATTTCCCCGCTAATCATAGTCCTTTGTATAGAGGCATTGGTTATATTCCGGTATGTAATGATTGTATTGATCGTCTGTATAGCAATTATCTTCATGCGTTTGGCAACAATAAAAGAGCGATGAGAAGAATGTGTATGAAGCTTGATCTTTATTGGAGCGAGTCTCTTTTTAATACGGTTGAAAAGACGGCTGGCATGAAGTCTTTGGTGCGAGCTTATATCAGCAGAACCAATATGACTCAGTATATAGACAAAGATTATGATGCTACTATTTTAGAAGAGGCTAAGGCCGGCATAATCCCAACCTTTTTAGCAGATTCTGATAATGGTAATAAAAGCGAGGGACAGACTGATAGCGAGATTGATCCAAAGCTTATCGAGTTTTGGGGGCGCGGATATGATGCCGATTTTTATGAAGACTTGGATAAGCGATACAAAAAATGGACTGATGGGCTTGGTGAGTTGACAACGGTACAGGAGTCTTTATATAAACAGGTTTGTCTTAATGAGGTCATTATCGCACGCAGCAGCGCTAAAGGCGAGGTGGCGGATAAGGCGACTAAGAACCTTATGGATGCTTTAAGCGGGTTGAATATCAAGCCATCTCAGACAAAGAATGAGGGGCAGGATGCTGAGCTGGAAAAGATGCCGCTTGGTGTTGGTATCCAGACTTGGGAGTTTAGCAGACCGTTGCCTGCTACGCCCGATAATTTAAAAGATAAGAACCAGGTCGTTAAAGAGATTACCACTTGGTTTTTGGGGCACGCCTGTAAAATGGTGGGGCTTAAGAATAGTTATTGCAAAATGTATGAAGATGCCATGAGCGAATTACGGGTTAAAAGACCGGAGTTTGCAGATGAAGACGACGATGCATTGTTAACTGACATTTTTGGCGATCAGCATTCGGGTGGTGATGGTTGATGCCACCGGCACAAACAAGGCGCGAAAAAGTAATTGAAGGTATGGCCATATGGGGTAGCTATTATAGAGAGAACATAGATGAGTTCGTAACCGATTATTTGGAGTTTGGTTTTTTAAAATGGTTTCAGCTGGCCTTGCTGGTCATGATGAATCGGTCAAGAACATTTCTTTGGATAGCGGCTCGCGGTATGGGTAAGTCGTTCTTGACGGCTATTTTTGCAGTGGTACGTTGTATCCTTTACCCCGGCACCCAGGTGGTCATTACTTCGGGCACCAGAGGTCAGAGTATTAACGTGTTGGAAAAGATACAGATGCAGCTGATGCCGATTTCAAAGAATCTAAGAAATGAAATAGATACTGAAAAAAGTAGGTTCTCCGGACAAGATGCTAAGGTGTCTTTCAAGAATGGCAGTTATATCAAGGTGGTCACGGCCTCCGATAATGCGAGAAGTAATCGTGCAAACATCCTTATTGTGGATGAGTTCAGGCTTGTAAAGAAGGACACCATTGATACTGTTCTTAAGAAGTTTTTGACCAGCAGAAGAATGCCGCCCTATCGAGAGCTTAGTAGTGTTGATCGGAAGGCTGAATATGCTAAGGAGCCGAATAAGTCATTTTTCTTGTCTTCGGCTTTTTTCAAAGATCATTGGTCTTATATAAAGATGCTTGATACGTTTCGCATGATGCTTGATGATCGTAAAACAGATTTTGTATGTGGTTTGCCTTATCAGCTTTCAATTCAAGAGGGATTGTTGTTTCCCGAAGACGTTGAAAGTGACATGTTAGAGTCTGATTTTAACGAAATCAAATGGTCAATGGAGATGGAAGCGATGTTCTTTGGGGATGATGGAGACGCCTTTTTTGATTTTGAGTCTATCTCCAAGAACCGGCGAATTAAATATCCGATGCTGCCGTCACGATACACTATTTTGGTGGGCAGTTCAAAGAACGTGCGTATACCGCCAAAGCAAAACGGCGAGAAGCGGATATTGTCTGCCGATATTGCTTTGATGTCGAGTAAGAAGCAAAACAACGACGCGTCTGCGATATTTATAAATCAGATGTTGCCAACCAAGGCAGGACGCTATACCAGTAATATTGTTTATGGTGAGGTTGCTGAGGGACTACATACCGATGTACAGGCGCTTGTGATAAGGCGACTGTATGATGAGTTCCAGTGTGATTATATCGTACTTGATACTAATGGTGTGGGGTTGGGTGTGTTCGATTCTCTTGCTCGTGATATTTCCGATCCTGATACGGGAGAGGTCTATCCCGCTTTGTCGTGTTGTAATGATCCGACAATGGCGGAACGATGTACCACGATAGGCGCAGAGAAAGTGATCTGGTCTATGAAGGCTACGCCGAAAGTCAACTCTGAGTGCGCCGTGCTTTTACGAGAAGGTTTCAAGAGCGGTAAGATACGTTTGCTTGTGACCGAATACGACGCTGATGAGTTGTTGAGCTCTCTGGAGGGTTACAAAAAATTGAGCGTGCGCCAGAAGGAAGAGCTGAAGCTGCCGTATATCAATACGACACTGCTTATCAACGAATTGGTCAAATTGGAGCACGATGAGAACAACGGTAACATTCGAGTATATGAAAAGACGGGAATGCGAAAAGACCGCTATTCCAGTTTGAGTTATAATTTTTATCTTGCTACACAGCTTGAAGCCAAATTAAGCAGGCGCAGGGAGGCTGGTTATATAGCAAATGACTTTTTTATGTTTAAGCCTCCCAAGATAAAATAGAAAGGTGGTGATATCGGATGGGTAAAAGTAAAGACAGTAAAGCGGTAACTGTAAGCGCTAAAGATATGAAGAGTAAGATGAGCGGAATGATCGGTGTTACCGAAAAGTTTGCTATTTTGAATCGGTTGATCACCCGTGATTTGAACAATAATACAAGCGCTCCGGTTTTTAGCTTATATACTAAAGATAATATTGTTGAATATTTAAGGAATCCTTATCGGTACGAAAAGCAGCTCCGCAAAGCTATTGCATATATTTATGGTGCAAGTCCTCATTTCCGCAGACTGATTGCTTATTTTGCTGGCCTGTCTGATCTGGCCTATGTGGTATCGCCTTATCGAATAGACCCTTCGACGGCAAATGAAAAGACGATTAATAGGAATTATCGTAAGGTTTTAAATACATTATCGGCAATGAGTATTCGTACTCAGATCCCTAAAATACTTACGGTGTGTTTGAGGGAAGACGTGTTTTACGGTACGTTGTGGGTCACGAGTGATAGTATTACGATCCAGCAGCTGCCTTCGGACTATTGCGCCATTTCAATGATCGAAGGAAATGTCCCGAACGTGTCCTTCGATTTTTCATATTTTGGCACTCATAAGGCTTATTTGGAGTATTATCCAGAAGAGTTTAAAAGAAAGTATAATATCTATCTTGAAGACAGGAAGAAGCGCTGGCAGGATTTAGACGCTCCTAATTCTTTTGCCATCAAATATAACAATGATATCTATGATTATGCCATTCCTCCTTTTGCTGGGATATTACGAGAGATATATGACATAGAAGATTATAAGCAAATGAAGCTTGCCAAAACGGCTCTTGAGAATTATGCCATGCTGGTCATGACCCTTGGTTGCGACGATGAGGGTAATTGGCAGATGGATCTGGATAAGGCAAAAGATTTCTGGCAGAACCTTGATGCCGTGCTGCCTGATGAGATTGGCTCGGTGCTGACACCTATGCCTATTTCGAAGATCAGCTTTGAGAGATCACACACGGGCGATGTGAATACTGTTGCGGAAGCAGAAGAGAACTTGTTCTCTGCAGCGGGCGTCTCTTCCCTGCTTTTCAATAATGACAAAGCTTCTGCTAATGCTCTGTTGCTTTCGATCAAAGCAGACCAGGCTATCACATTCAGTATCGTCAAAAGTGTTGAAGATATGATAAATCGTTTTATCCAGTATCAGAACTACGGTAAAAATTTCAAGGTCACTTTCCTTGACATCTCGCCGTTTAACAGAAAAGAGATGGCGGATCAGTATCTTAAGGCGGCGACCTATGGTATGCCGACGATCTCCATGTACGCAGCCGCAGTCGGTCTTAATCAGTCTGAGCTGGATTCTATGAGCTATCTGGAGACCACGGTGTTAGGCCTGCAGGATATGTTTATGCCTTTGGCCAGCTCAGCTACTATGAGTACGAGCGTAGAAGGTAAGGGTGCTACCGATGAGGGCGGCGCTCCCGAAAAGGACATTGGTGAGTTGAGCGACAGCGGTGAGGAGAACCGTGAGAATGCGTAAAGAATAAAAGGGGTGTTGTGTTGTGCCAAAGTTTGTTTATGTTTTTCATAAGGATGACAGAGATGAGCTGCTGGCTTTAGGATATCAGCTGTTGAAGCAGGATGAGGAGCGAAACATATTTATATTCGCAAATCAGGAAGTCCAGAAGTTCGAAAAACTCAAGATGCCGTTCGTAACAACTGACATATTCACATTTGATTAGCTTTTGCTGCACTCAACGAGGGCAGCTTTATTATTTATATAAAGGTGGTGAACTGTTTTCATGGGTGGGCAAAACATGCATATTGTGTTTGCTTCCGGCATTAGTGATTTGACAGAGTGCAACTCTTCGTTTGACAGAGGTGTGCTTCGAGTCGCTTATACTGGAAAGAACCCCAATAACAGCTTCATCAGCAAGGAAACCTTTGAGCGTTGTATGCCGACCATATATAATTGTCCAAT